CTTTAGGACACCAAGATACATAACCATCAGGATAATAAATTTTATATCCTTCATCACCTTCTTTATGACCTTTGAAGTCTTTCCATGCTTTGCAAGGTTCAGCTTTTACCATTTTCACACTGATATAGTTTTGCATTTTATTATTCCCCTCTTACTAAATTCTTAAGATATTGTTTATATTGTTCATAATCATTTATGGCCAACTGTTTTTTACTCAATAGATTAAATTTTGATATGAGTTTATTTATTTTAAATGCTACTTGTCTTTCACCTTCCCATTTATATAGATAGTCTATTTTATTGTTATATGGCCACAATGTTATATGACATTGTTCATACAATCTTGCTATAAACCAACGTCCATTTTTATCATTTAGTATATAGTCCATAGCCTCTTTTAATTTTCTTTGTTCGCATAGCTTGTTTCTAAGATACACAATGATATTTTGTGGACGTTGATTTTCTTGTTCTACTAGCTCAAAATTTCTGGCCAACTTTTTATCTTTTATGGCCAAGTTTTTTATTGAGCTATAATACACAAGTGCAATTTGCCTTTTTCCTTCATTTTGTAGCATTTTAGGCTTTAATATGTTATATGTCGTGGCATTTATCTTGCAGTAGTTAAACAGCCACGCTATAAAATATCTTCCCTGATGTTCTTTTAATAGATAATTGATTGCATTTATATCACATTCCAAAAGCTTTTGCTCTACGATGCTAACTTTATCTTTCTTTTTTTCTTCATCATAAAACATTGTTTATTCCATTCCTAAAAATTGTTGTAGTGCTGGATTTCCATCATTTGCAGCTTCGGTTGCATTTTTAGCAGCCTGTGCGGCAGGAACAGCAGACTGTATCATATTCATGGCATTTTGTTCAGCTTCTTTTGCTTGTGCTTGTTGTTGCAATCCTTGCATTATCTCATTGTATTCATCATCAGTTCGGCGAATTGTAGATGGTGCTCCTAGCATTTCAAAGTAACGATTTAAAGCTTCTACAAAATTAAATTTGTGTAATACATTTGGATCACCCTGTGCTAATTGCATTACAAATGCAAAAGCTTGCTCGATATTTACAAGTCCACTCATTTTTTGGGCTTGTGCGAGTGGTGAGATATATTCAATTTTTATTTCTTCACCACTTAAGATTTCTTGTGCTTGTGGATCTTCTATTGGTGGGAAAATCCCTGCACGGTCTAAGATGTTATAAACACGCTCGATTATTGGACTTAAAAATTCAAATTGTAGCCTTTCGACTACAGGGCCTAATTGTTGCAGTTTTTCTTGTGTTCTTTCTATTACTTCCCTAGCCGTCATTGATTTATCATTTTGGGCTTGGTCAAGCATACGGAATAAATCTGCACTATAGGCTCTCTTTACTCTTTCCTCTAATTGCTGTATTTTCTCATGCAAATGCTGTAAGTTGATACCGACTTGAAATAATGGCTTTATCCCTTCTTCTGTTTCTGTAACATTGAAACTACCTGGAGCGAGATTTACACCTTTCATAGTTGCATTAGCACTTCCTTGCATTGGTGGTTTTACTCCCAATTCAACTGCTACTAAATCATCTTTTTCTAATAACTGTAATGACCTGTTATCTCCTTCAGCAAACCAGCCAGGAGCTTTAGCATATGTTTCATTCCCATTCACTAGATATCTAGCTACAGGAGCAGGGAACTCTTGAAATCCGCCAATACTTAGCCACTCATTTTCCTCTGCTTCATCAAGCCAATAAAGAGAAATAAACGGCATATGGAATTTATCAATTTTATTTGCATTTGCCATACGATTTGGCTCGACAAGCCAATTAACAGTATATTTAGTGCTTGTCGATTGATTATTTTTTAGATTGTTTTGTATTATCTGTGGCAATACTTCAATGCCGAATTTATCTTGCAGTTGCAGTGCTGTCATTTTTGTTTTTACCAAGATAGTATTTATATTTTTATCTGGGCCTTGCTCGATATAATACGTACCTATGGTATATGGCACAAAATGTACACCTGTTTTAGAGTCTTGGAAAATAGCCAAAACAGCCTGACCAAAAGCGATTTCAAGATAATTAGAATGAATTGTGTTGTAAAAATTTGATTTATTTAGTACGTTGTTTAGTATTTCTAGCCTTTGGTCTAGTACTGCACCAAAATCTGAATTATCGCTTAGCTCTCTATTAGAGAATGCCAATCGAAACCATTGACGTGATGGTGGTGTAAGTCCACTCATCAATCCTGATGCAAAAACTATATTTGACTCCCATGCTATCCCATTATAAATTTTGGTATCACGACGGCGAGCATAGTTTGTACTATCTTCCGTATCATCAAAATACCCTATATGTGGCAGTTGGTAATCTCTTATATTTTTCCATCTTTTTTCATAATCATATCGTGCAGTTTCTAGCTGTTTTACTTTTTGTTTATATCTTCTTTTCTCTAAATTCAGCCTTACTGCTACATCATTTACATTAACAAGCGTATTCATCATGGATTGTAAACTTATCATTTTATCACCCTAATGTTTGTCTGCCTGTTGCATTACTTACTAATTCTCCTAGCGTAGTATTTCTATCTGCACTCAAATAATTTGAAGAAATACCACGTTTTTTACGTTGTTTAGTATTTGCCTGTTGTTGGGCTGATGTAGTAGATGTTGTAACGTCCGTTACCTGTGTTGGCAATGGATCTGATTTTTGTACGGTAGTTGAACCGCCTCCGCCTGTACACATAGCATTCACCTTCTTTCTAAATTTCTAAAGATTAAAAGTCTGCAAATGGATCATAATCTGTATTGCATTTTGTTACTCTTTGGCTTTTCTTGACAACATTAATTGCAAATGTAAGTGCTAATGCGTCTGCCCTGTTTGGTGAAGCCAATCCTCTTTTTTTCATGGACTCTTTACTTTCAAGTAAGATTTCGCCTTTATTATTTATCGTGTATTCTGGGGACGTTAAATCATCTTTTAGCTGTTGGTCATCTTCGATAGCACCGCCATCTATTAACCACTGTTTTGTTTCTCCCCATATCTCTGCACGTTTATTAGCAAATCCTTTCTTATTCGCTTTAGAACCAAACTTGATTAAGTTCCACCTTCTGCCCATGCTAAGACCTGCACTATAGATACCAGTACCATAGCCAAAATCTATATTTACGGCATCAGCTTTATACTCATCTTCAAACTTAGCTATAATATTAGCCATTCGCATATCATCATCATTTTTTTGATATTCGCCTAGCAGTTTGCAATATAGCCCCTGTCTTAAATAAATATCTGTTGTATCTCCGCCAGTCCATGCAGGATCAACCCCTATTATCACAGGTGCAAATGATACTTGCTGTTCAAGTATTTTTCTTTCACTTGCTTCATCAACGATTTTTCTAGGTATAAACTGATATTCACTAGCACTAGGAAAAACACCTCGTACACGGACTCTGACAAAGTCGCTATCTTCTCCGTAGGTATCAACCCACTGCTGAAGCTGTTCTTTATTGGATATATCTACAGTTCGGCTATCTATTTGCCTACATTTCCAAAGATTTCTATGCTTATGGAAACATTCAAAAAACCTTCCTGTATTTCTTGTAGGATTTCCAAAAACACACCAGATAATCTGTGTGTCTTTATCTGTCAAAGCACCTTCTGCTACTTCATAGATAATGTCTTCAATCGCTGAGCCTTCATCAAAAATGAGAGTAATTCTTTTCCCTTGATTGTGTAGACCTGCGAAAGCTTCGGAGTTTTCTTTGCTCCATGGTATAGCATTTGCCTGCCATGTTTTCTGATGAGCAATTTCCTTTGTAGTAAGTGTAGTAGCCGTGCAGATAAATAAATCTTTTAAAATAAATTTATTAAACCACTTTTGAACTTCTGGCCAAGTTTTAGATTTTAACTGGCTATCTGTATTTGCTGTAACTACTGCCCTACTATCTGGATAGGTAGTTATGGACCATAAGATTATCCATGCTACCAAAGCAGATTTACCGATACCATGACCACTAGATACTGCTATTCTTATAGCTGTCTGTGTAGTGAGTAAGTTATCTTTTATATCCTGCAATATATCAAGTTGCCATTGTTGCGGAGATTTTCCTTCTAGCGTTGGATCATGTTCCCAATCAAACGCTGCTTTTACAAATCCTACTGGATCATTTGTAAAATGTGCCAAAAAATCCAAAGCAGAATTCAAATCATCTTTTGTTTTTATCTCAAAATCATTCATCTGCTTTTCTTATCCTTTCCGCCAAAGCGTCTGTTAAGTTTTCAGATTTTACTGTTATATCTGTCTTAACAGTGCTATCTACAACTTGCTTATATTTTTCTGGGCAGTTAGCTTGCAACAATAACTGCAATAGTGAATCACTATAAACTTTCATTGTTGCTACCTTTGTACCCCTATAAAAAACACTTTTATTAACTCCTACTACTGCCCTTCTATATGCTTCATCTTCGAGTAGTGATGTAATCATTGGTTTAGCTTCTTCTTTATATGCTTTTCTAAATACTTCATCATTTTTGAGCCAATCATAGAAGGTAGTACGAGATATATTTCTTTTTTTGCAGGTGTCTGTTACAGAGCCACACAATATATATTCATTTAGCCATTTATTTTTATCAGACTTATTTTTAATCTTTATATTTTTATCGAAAAATTGATATTTATATAAAGATTTTGTTGCTGGCATAAACACCTCCTAGATATAAAAAGACCGCCACCAATATTAAGTTATTAGTAGCGGTTTCCCATTACCTGTATTAAATTTCCAAAATCTCACTAAAAAAAGCAAGAGTTTTTTTACACTTTTTTAAATTTTTTAATAAAATTTATATCTGATATTTAATGCATCTAATATAGCCATTGCGTCCCCTGCTCTTATATCTTGCTTTCCCAAAATATAAAGCCTTAATATAAAATATCCGACCTTGCTTTTTTTAGATAATTTCTTAATTGATATACCTGTTTCATTCATTCTGCTTTTTATGATTTCTCTTATCTCATCAGTCTTATCCTTATTGTAATTTATATTCATTTCATTACCTCATCAATAAACACACACCACCTAATACTGCTACCATTAAACAAGTAATCAATGCATGCTTTAATGTATACTTTTCTTTTCTGTATCTTTTATATTCAAACTCTGTCGGCAATCTGTTCATTTATTATTTCTTCCAATCTATTAACATCTATTTTTAATTTATAATGTTTTCTTTTTATACGTAGATAAAAGCATTTTCTCAAAGTCGTATATCTAAGCTTAAATTTTCTTTTATTATTAGCTTCTGTATCTTCGGATAAACTTATATTAACTGTCGGCTTTAATTGCTGGTATATATCACACTTATTTGCTTGCGGAATATCCTTGTAGATACATTTTGTTTTAGTTACATCACACATATAACCTATATCAGCTTCATAATAATTATGCTCACAGCTCATCACGTTCACCGCTTTCTTTTCATCTTTTATTTCGCTTAATTGTTCATCAATTATTTTTTTATCTTCTTTTTTATTTCTTATTTTTTTCCATATATTTTTTAATATCTTCATTTCTTCAACACCTCTTTAATATATACGCACCCTGTACCTTCTTTTTTTATCATCTTTTCTTTGACTAACTTTTCCGCTTCCAAGATGCTATTTGCTTTTTGTACCACAGTATATTTAAATACCTTTCTTTCTTTTGTTTTGATTACACTCACTTTTACAATATATTCATTCATTATTCTATTACCTCATATTCTTCAATTGTTGGTACTAGACTCACATATTCTCTTATTATTTTGCTAGCCTTGTATTCGGCTTTTTCCCTATCTGCATAAACCCATTTCACCTTATTTTCTATATTAACTAAATATATCTTTTTCCCAATAATATTTTTGTTAACTTTTATATCTTCGCCTGATGCGTACATATAATAGGCAAGAATACAATTCACTACCTTCATATCTTCTGGAAAGTTTATTTTATATTTATCAAAATATTTATAGAAAATAGGTATCTGTTTTATAAAATCATCAATATATTCAAATACATCTTCATTGTTACTTATACATTCAAGAATTTCATTATTTAATTCTTCTAATGTATTATTTATTTCTTCTAATTTATTTTCTTTCTGTATTTTAATTATTTCGTTTAGAGCTATATTATATCTTCTACGTTTAGGAATGGACGATATATTATTTATATATTCTCTTGTTTTATTTATTGCTTCTTGTATCATTTTCATTTCTCCAAATATCCACGTTTTATATTCTTTTCATTTACATACTCAATTAATTTGTTTCGTTCTTCTTTACTAAAAAATGTATGCAAATAAGTCAAGCAGCTAACTATCAAATCGCAACATTCTTCACCAGCATGAAATTTCAACTCTTTTGAACGATTAAAAATTGAAAAATCTAAGTGTGCTTTTAAAAATTCTTTATATTCTTCTTCAATTTTCTCTACCTGCTCTCTTTTGCTAAGCCTAAATTTTGTTGGTAATAATCGTCGCTCATCACTTTTATAAACAACAAAAATTGCAGTTTCATTACTAGCAATAATCTTTTTCATTTTTTCTATAATATCTTCACCAATTTGTTTATCATCAATCATTTCATTTCTCCTTATTCACCTGCATTAAGCACATCAATAACACTCCCATAAATCCGCCAAACATAAACATCAAAAGATATCCCATTTCATCACTCCTTTTTGTATTTCCAGTTACCTGAATAATAATCTTCAAATCTATCAATACTTTTAAAAATGTATTTACAATTTACATATCGTTGTAACTTTTTTACATTCTTTGGAGCATTTGGTTTATCGTATATCATTACGTAAGGTTCAAATCCATTATCTCTAAGCCAATAAACCCTGTTTAAATCATCATCAAAATTACTCCAGTAATTAGTGAGTACATAAACTCTCATTTTTTCTGGTCGATAATTTAAGTTTTGCCTAATGAAATATAGATAATCTTTCATTTTTTCTGTTCTAGGATTATCCCATGCAAAATGTATCATCTTTATCTTCATTTGTTGAATAAGTTTTAGATTGCTCAAATTTGTACATCTTGCATCTAAGCCTTGTGTAAAATCTATCCATGCTTTACTATCTACTAATTGTTCTAGTAGATTAATATGTTCATCACACGCAAGTATATTTGGATCCAATAACTTTATAATAGATTGGTCTTCATAAAACTCATATAAATCAGCCACTTTGATTGATTTATTTCCTTCTTTTCCGCTAACTATACAGAAAGGGCAACTACGAGGACAACCACGAGTAAGAAAACCATATGCTATATTTTTAAACTCATTATTGTATAGCTTATAATCTGGATATATATGTTCTATTTCAGGTTCTAATTTTTTAATGATATTTTTATCATCAATATCACTGACACCTGTTCCACCTATCATCACGCCCATATCATGAAGTTTAATCGCTACATTTCTATTGTCTGTAAAAACACAAGCACCATATATACTGTCGTATTCATTATCAAACCACATTGGCTGACCATTAAGTATTGCAGTTTTATCAGCTTTTGTAAGTTTTATGAAATCAATATCACTATCATTTTGTTTAAGAAATGCCGATAACTTCATCAGCGATAAATTGGGGAAATTATGGCTATCAATATCAATTAATAATATTTTCTTCATATCAACACCCCAATAAGAAGCACGCTGTATGCTCACTTGATATATTTATTTTTCTGTAATCGTCTATTTTTATTGGCTTAGCTCTACCAATGCTTTGTTCATATTTTGCTTTAGCCAATATTTTTTCTACATTTGGATATAGTTCACTCACCACACCAAAACTTAAGCCTGTTACTTTAGCTATAGCAGAAACTATATCCATTCTTTTTATCTTTGGCTTCTTGTTTTTTTCTTCTTCAAGTTTTTTCTTTTTTCTCTTTGCTGTATATTCATTTCTACATTCCATACAGCAATAAAGTTTATTCAGGTATCGTGTTTCAAAAACTTTTCCACAATTTTTGCAAGACACAATTCTAACTCTTCCCTGCCAAGATACTTTCTTATCACTTTCATTTACTTTTACTTCCATCTGCTGCACCTCATTTTTTTATTTTTTTGTAAAGCAAATTCTAGAGCAAATTAGCTCGTATTGCTTTCGGCTCTAGGCTTTTTGTATTTTATTAAGAAATCTATTTTGTTTAGATTATGTGTAAAGTAGATTTCTTTTTTAACTCTTTTAGCTTTCACTTTTTCCTGCAAGTTTATTCGCCTTGCAGGTTTATCAATCTTGATTAATCTATAAAATTGGTATTCATAATCGCTTTCTCCATTACCAAATGTATAAATACCATTTATAAGACTGTTTTTGTCCAGCATATATCCTTTCGGAATTCTTGGTTCTCTTAGCCAATATTTCCTACGCACAATAACGCTAGTAACTTGCGGTTTTTCCAAGTTTTTACTAGCGTTATACCTTTTTTTGAATACTCCTGGAGCAGTGAAGAAAGCATTTCTCTTTTTCTTCACCATGTAATTTGCGAGGTCTTCGGCATCTGTTATTTGTCCGCCATAGATTTTTACAGATACGAAACCATGTCCCCAAAGATTTTTTATATCTGTTGGATTTACATCACAACCTTCAACTTTTAAAAGCAAATGGTGATGTATTCTTTGCTGTTTTGAAGTACATTCCGTACAAAATATATACTTCACTACAGCATTTTTCTTTTTATAGAAACGAATTAACTTCTGTCTAAAATTAGCCAAATGCTTTTTCGCTTCTTCTGGTGTCGGTTCTTTTTTATTTTCCTCTTTCTTATCTTTATAAGTTAGAGATAGAAATAAATCCCCATCACCAAAATTATTTAAAATAAGAAGCCTTAACAAATTTATAGAATTCTTGTTATTCACTTCTTCTTGTGCCAAAGGAGTAAGTCCCATTTTTGGGCTTCTTATATTATTCTTTACAGGTAATTTCTTGGTGTAATATATCTCCAAGATATTATCATTATTTATACTTGTCTGTTTCTTAACATAAGACATATTGCTTACTCCTTTCTTTTATTTTTTATGTATTTTTATTTATATAAATATGTACTGCATGATTATTAAAATAATATCTTTATCAAGTCATAAAAGGGGCGAGAACCCCTTTTAAAAAAGACCTGATAAAGATTTTACTTTTCTATTCTTTTAAAGCTTATTAACTTCTACAATTGGTATAAATACATCATCAAAAATGATTTTTACCGACACTTGGTCGATAATGATTTTCTGATGCGGATTTTCATTTTCTCTAAGATATTTGACCAGTGGCTTTGCCACTTCTTTCAACTCTTTTAAATCCATATTTTGCTCTCCTTTCTTTATTAGCTCCTAACGATTGAACAGCATGTAATATTCCATAATTATGTACAATCCTGCGAAGTTCTTTTACCTTCATCAATTTGCAATATCCTAACCTATACATAATCACCACTCCTTTTATTAAGTAGACAAGCCCAGCAAATTTATATTTACTTTTTTACTTTTTAGAGATAGGGTTTGGGTGCGTTGCTGGGCTTGTATTACTCAATAAAACCATAGTTATTCTTAATGATGCTATAATTTCATTTGCAAAGTTTTCTTCATTTCTGCAAGTAGATATATAACTTATCTCAAAATCTCTCTATATATCTACTTGCATTTTTTTAACTAAAAATAAACCTCATGCAATCTTTTCTTCTTTAGCTATTTTTAAACCAATAGCAATACCTTTAAGAAGAACAACGTCTTTTCCCTGTTCCTTATATTTTTTAAGATTAGGAATTACATCTTCTAATAATTCTTTTTTTATTTCATTTAAATTTTGATTTTTTTCCATATTAACAACTCCTTATTGTTATAAACAACAAAAATAATAAATTAATTGTTACAAGCATATTTTAGCAATATTTTTTATTGTTGTCAACAATTTATTTTTATATTTTTCCCTATAAATTGTTGACAACAATTTATAGACCTAGTATTATATAATTAAGTGAGGTGATATTTTGAAAACTATACAAGAAAGAATAAAGTTTATTCGTAAAGAAAAAAATTTAAACCAAGAAGAATTTGGTGAACGTTTGGGGGTAGGTAAATACGTAATAGCAAATATTGAACTAAATCGAGTTGAGCCAAAAGAACTATTAATAAATCATATTTGTGATATTTATTCTATTAATAAAGAATGGATATTAAATGGTACTGGTGAAGTTTATCAAACTACAGAAAAAAATATTATAAATGACCTAGTAAAAGAATTCGATTTAGATGAAGATGAATTATCAATTATAAAAAGCTATATAAATCTTCCTAAAATTCAGCGTAAAAATTTTGTTTCTATTTTAAAAGCTATGGTAAGTCCTTCTGATGAAGAAAAAACTTACGACGAAAAGCTTAATCAGGTAGCCAATGAATTAAAAGTAGCAGAGGGAAAAAACGAATATACAGCTTCCACTACTACAAATATTATCGACGATACCATAGAAAACAGAGCATAAAAAAAGACCACCATTAATGGTGGTCTTTTCTTTTATGATGTATAATTTTATTGAATAAAATATAAAGGAGTCTTTGCAATGAAAAGAATTATTATTATTTTTCTATTATCTTTTTTTATCTGTATTCCTACATCATTTGCTAGTACTAAAATAAAAGCTGAAAATTGTACAGTATTTTGGGATATATCTCCATTAACTACAGAAATAAGCCTTGGATATTCTAGTATAATAATAACAACGCCTTTTTATAGCAGTTATTTTTTAGAATCAGAAAACAATGAGTACTTTAATATCCATGACATATTCTATGTTCCTTATAACGTAAATTCAAAAAACTTTTTAAATGAATGGGAAAACAATATAAAAAACAAGTTTAATAATATTATATATATAGAAAAAATACCTATAAAAAATGGAATTATCTATATAACAAAAAACAACAATAATACTAAAGAAGTACATACATATTATTATAAAAATGGTAGAGTTTATTCTTGCTTTACTTCTTTTTATGATAGTAGTATATCTTTAAATCAATTAAAAGATTTTGCATATAAAGCAATAGAAAGTATTTATCCAAACTAATAAAGAGGAGAAATTTTATTATGAACGAACAAGAACAAAAATTTTATGAATATGTGAAAAATAAAAGATTATATACTGATATAGATTTATTTTTCCCTAAATTTTTAATAATACTTGGTATCATATTTGTAGCATCTATTCTAATAATAAATCTATTTTCTGATTGGGACGATATTACATTTTTAAATAATCTAAATTATGCTTTAGCATATTTAGCATTTGTCGGTATAGCATGTTTTTATCATATTTTATCCATACTATATAAAGTTTTAGATGCCTTAAAAAAAGAAATAAATAAATAATGTTCCACGTGAAACATTTAACTTCATATTTTGTAAGAAATAGGAAGTCAAAATATCAAGGTAGATGCTAGAAACACAATATCTAGTGTCTACCTTTTTTATTTTGCCAAAAATATGTATTCTCCAAATGGATTTTCCAAGATTTTTGACTGACTTTGATTGAGTTTGCAAAAACCACTATATATTGTGTTTTATTTTAAATTTATATTATTTTTATGGTATTTTTATATTATTTTTCTATTGACATTATATTATTTATATGGTATTATATAAGTGTAGTAAGGAACTACATAAAAAAATAAATGAAATGAGGAATTAATCATGATGAGCAAAGAAAAAACTATTAACGAAGCAAAAAATTTAATTGGGAAACAATTTCAATTATTCGGTTATACAGACTTGGATAATGAAATGGTAAAACTTGGTGCTGGTTCAATTTTTGATGAATTAAGCGTAAGCGAATTCATCAATGACGAACAACCTTGTTGGACTTTTGTAGATAATGAAGATGAAGTTTTTTATCTTGGTGTTACTTATAAAATAATAAGTGGCAATGCTAAAGAATGTAATGAAAAATATATAAATGATGAATTAGAAGAATGGGAATTAGAAGAAGAAGCACGTAAAACTACGATTGAAATTACAAATATCGAAGAACTTTAAAAAGTAAGGTATCGCCAAATGCCCTTGGTGATGCCTTCTTTTTTATCTATTTATATCTTAATTATATTATTTTTATGGTATTTTTATATTATTTTTATGTTGACATTATATTATTTATATGGTATTATATAAGTGTAGTAAGGAACTACAAGAAATAAATAATAAAAAGAGGTAATTAATCATGATGAGCAAACAAGAAACTATTAACGAAGCAAAAAAATTATTAGGTGAAACAATTGATTTATTTGCAATTGATACTGAAATGGTAAAACTCGGTGGAAAATCTATTTTCGATTATGAAGATGGTGGAAACTTAGTAGAAGATAAAAATCCATCATTCACATTTTATGATAAAGAAGAAGACGAAGCATATGATATAATGATTGAATTTGTTTTTGTAAATAAAGAAGATGAAGCAAAAGCTAAATCAATCGTAGAAAAGTATTACAATGATGAAATTGATGGTTCAGATTTATTTGACGAATTATTAGAAAATCATTTTGAAGTAAAAATTACAGCTGTTGATGAACTTTAATAAAAAAAGGATATTACTAATGCCCTGGTAATATCCTTTTTTGTTATAAAAATATTATAAATAAAATATAATAATACTATATTTTATAATTAATTGTATGGTATAATTATATTAAAAAGGTGGTAGAATTATGATAATTAGTATTGTAAACCAAAAAGGCGGAGTTGGTAAAACTACTACTGCCCAAAACCTAGCAGCAGGACTTAGAAAATTTTATAAAAAGAAAGTCTTGCTAATTGACCTAGATTCACAATGCAATTTATCTAATGCAGAAAATTGCATGAATAATAAGTATAATATTTTCGATATGCTCACAGAAGAAACAGCTGTAGATCAGTGTATCAAAAACGATATGATTGCTGGCTCGCCTGATATTGTAAAAATTCAAGGTGGTGCAGGATATGAATTTATCTTGCACGATTTACTCATGCCCATAAAAGATAAATATGACTACATCATTATTGATACAGCTCCAGCACTAGGCATTACTACAATTAATGCTTTATGTGCCAGTGATTATATAATCATCACTGCCCACGCAGATACTTTTTCTGCACAGGGTATAAATATCTTGATAGAAAAAATACAAAAGGTGCAAGTAAAAATAATGGGTGTTCTTCTAACTAGATTTAAAGCTAGAACTATAATAGCCCAAAATATATTAGAAGAGCTAAAATCAAAAACAGTTGATTATGGAACAAGAGTTTTTGATACTCAAATAAGAGAATGTGTAGCTATTCCAGAAGCTCAAAATTTAAAACAAAATATTTTCGACTATGCAAAATATAGTAATGCTGGTCGAGATTATAAAAGTTTCGTTAACGAGGTAATAAATTATGGCAAATAAAAAATTCACTGTAGCATCGGAATTTTTCACAGAAAAAAAACCGATCGAAGATAAAATTGAAAAACCAATACCAACACCTACAAGAAATACTAAAAAAACAGTATTTCTCTATGTTACAGAAGAAATAAAAACTCGTCTAAAAGATAAAGCTACTAGCGTAGGCAGAACAGTAACAGGATACATCAAACAGACTTTAAAAAAGAATATGTACAATGAGCTTAATGATGTAGAAAAACTATTTAAACCACAAGGTAAAATATGTTTAAATCTTGATATGGATTTATATATCAAGGTAAAAGAAGAAGCTCAAAAACAAGACCGAAGTGTAAATAATTTTATTCTTCAAGTCGTGATGAACGACGTCCAAAATTCATGAGCTATTTTCAAATAAATACAAATTTCATATCTAATAGTCGGAACGCAAATTTGATTATAAAAAAAGGAGTTACTGTTTTAGTAGCTCCTTATTTTATTGCCTTTTGGCAATCCTTATACCAAAGGCACACATCTATATTACATTGTTTAGTTGCATAACAAGGATTATTTCCCTCTTGCTTCTGCAATATATGTATCATATCTGCTTTTTTTGCTTTCTTTGGTAGTACTACAGCTCTATCTTTTGCTATAGCTTTTATTTCTTTTATCGTTGGCATCTACTCACCTTCTTTCTATTGGTGTATATAAATTTATTTAAACTAGGCACTAACTTTGGCTTTACTTCTAACTCAAAAAAGATTACGCTTGGGAGGATTGCGGAACCGTGTTCTAGATATAGTTATACCTTTAGCAGTTTACTAAAGATATAACTATATTTTTTTTCGCCTGGTTTTCTTGCGTCCAGTCCAGCTTTCTACTAGTCCCTGCTTTTACACAGGTAGGATTTTTAACGGTTACCTCATTGCCCCAACCGCCATGCGTTTCCACATGTTATCCTAATACGGCTTACAGATAAAATCTGCAATCCCAATCTGCAATCTAAAATTGCTTTAACCACCGTCGTCTACTTTTAACCATACAATTATATTAACCGCATAAAAAAAGAGCCTTAAAACGGCTCTGATTTGCAATTTATATAATAGGTTAGGCTTATTAAGGGAGTTTAACGACATTCCGCCCTCTTAGGTAAATTTGGATAGTAGAATATATCCAAATGCCCCGCCGATTTCCCTGCCTCTGCTGACGATACAGTGGATTACTTTCTGCAATCCTAGTTTATACACCTTGCCAAGTGTAGCTCTCGCTTTCCATGAATAAGCATCATGGCACGCTGATATGGTTTATTCCCATACCTGATTTTAGATACTAAAAAAACACATTTATCATCATTCCCACATGGGAAAAATGTAAATGTGCCTACTATTCCTACCTAAAATCATTAAAATTTGCGATATATCGTTGACATATCGTTTAAAATTGCCTATAATGAGTTTAGAAATTTACTCGGACAACTTATTAGTGGTAGGTTGTTCGGCAAGACCAATCGTGCTGGTAACACGTTTGGTCTTTTTTATTTCTAAAAACTTTTTATTAAATTGTCAAATTATTTACACCTTTATAATATATTAAATTAAATATATTGTCAAACTAAAGTCGATATCAAAATATCGGCTTTTTCTTTTATTTAAGTGTTTTTATATCATTTTTATAATTATTATATTCTATAATTATATTGATTTTATATTATTTTTATAGTATTATTTAGGTAAATAAAGTGATATAATAAAAAAAGAGCATTTACTAATGCCCTAGTAAATGCCCTTACATCTAATGTTTCTATTAATCAGATGAGCTGTAAATATTATAGCTTATCTTTGATTATCTATCAAGGAGTGAGTAATTTGAAATTTATAGATTTAACAGGACAGAAATTTAACTATCTTACAGTTATAAAAGAATTAGGTAATAATAGAATTATTTGTCGCTGTGATTGTGGAACAGTTAAGGAATACGATAAATATAAAGTTAAAACAGGAAAAACAAAATCCTGTGGGTGCAAACGTTATGAATTTATTAATAGTGGACAATACAAAATCGATAATAAAGAAGGAGAAAAATTCAATCATCTTACCATTATTAAAGAACTTGGAGAAAACAAAATTCTTTGCCGTTGTGATTGTGGCAATGAAAAAATTTTAAGAAAAGACCGTGTGATTAATGGTTCAATAAAAGACTGTGGATGTATTTCTAAAGAAAATCCGAACTTTATTGATTTAACAGGAAAAGTTTTTGGCAATCTTACAGTTATAAAAAAAATACAAAATAAGCCAGTAAAATGGTTATGCAAATGTAGTTGTGGTAATACAACAATAGTTTTAACAGCAAATTTAACACATCATAAATCCACCTCATGTAATTTATGCGCTAATAAATCCAGAACAGATAAAATGCATAATGGTTTAAAAAAATTTAGTATACGTTGTACTAATATAAAGCTTATAAGCAATAGGAAGCTTGCTAAAAATAATAAAAGCGGAATAAACGGAGTATTTTTCCGCCCTAAATTGAATAAATGGGAGGCTAAAATTGGTATCAGTAATACTTTAATTTCTTTAGGGAAATTTGATACTAAAGAAGAAGCCATTAAAGCTCGAAAAGAAGCAGAAAAGAAATATTTCCTTCCTATTATAAGAAACTATTTTGCTAATAAAAAAACACAAGTTCGTAAATCTTATGTAGGTAAGAAATTTAACATGCTCACTATATTAGAAGAGCTAGGCGGCGATAAAGTTCTTTGTAAATGTGATTGTGGAAACGTAAAAATATTAAAAAAATCAACAATAGTTAGTGGCAACACAAAATCTTGTGGATGCATAACTAGAGGCCCTAAAATTAAATCTTATATAGGTAAAAAATTTAATCACCTCACCATTATAAAGGAAAATGGTGGTTATAAGACAAAAGTTATTTGCCGTTGTGATTGTGGCAACATTGTTGAAGCTAAAAAACAAGATGTGATTTTAGAGGAAAAAAAATATTGTGGTGATAAAAACTGCCCTTATAAAACCATAAAAATAAAACGCATTACAGAAAATATAATAGGTAAAAAATTTAATTCCCTTACTGTATTAGAAGAATTTTACGTAAAAGACTCTAAAGGATATAATACAACAAAAGTTCGTTGTCGTTGCGATTGTGGGAATATCATTGAAACAGCAAAAAACAACGTTATTAACGGTCATACAAAATCATGCGGATGTTTGAGGAAAACAAAAAGTATTATAGATAGAACAGGGCAAAAATTTAATCATCTCACCATTATAAAAGAACTAGGTAAAAATAGAGTTGTCTGTAAATGTGATTGTGGCAATATAAAGGAATTCAATAAATCTTATGTAATTAATGGTTATAGTAAATCATGTGGGTGTACTAGAGTAAAAAAGACTACCAAATAAGGTAGTCTTTTTTTCTTTTACTCATCGATTTTATTTTTAATGTTCGGAACGTTGATTTAAATAAAAAAAGAGCTACGAAAGCTCTTTTTTATTTAAATATCAATAATGTTCCTGCTATTATTTGCCATAATAGCCTTTGTTTTTTAAGTTTATTTTGCTCCTGCTCGGATATCTTCAATGATTGTGAGACTTTGTTCAATTCTTCGCTGGCTATCGTCAATGAGTCCTGTGCCTGCTGTGATTGAGTCTTGAGCGTTTGTAATTGCTGTGTTAATGTTTGTATTTGTGTCTGTGATGTCATCAGCTGTGTCTTTAGCTTCGTTATTTGACTGTTCAATACTTCCGACTGTTTCGATGCTGTCATCAATTCCTGATTGGATTTGTTCAATAGATTCTGTAGCTCGCTGTTGTTCTTCTTGAGCTGTATTAAGTTGGTTTCTAGCGTCGTTAGCTGTTCCTGTGTTATCGTATACGTTTGCGAACAGTAACCAGTAGGCAAAGCAAATACACAGCACAAGCAAAAAAACACAGCACATTTTTTTATGTTCCTGGATAAAGTTTTTAATTTTACTAAACACATTTATCATCACACTTCAAATTCTTCAATAACTTTATTTTCTGCACGCTGTTCACAGAAATAAATTACATCACCATGCTCACTATGTCCCATGGTCAAATATCTTTCATCACCTTGTAAGTTAAATTTGTCATTGATATCAAGTAATGCACTATTAACATTTTGGGTATTGGTTTTATATACGTTTTTAATATATGCCACTACTTTTTCAGGTAATTTTTTTGTACTAATAATTTTTACTAACATCTTTCATTACTCCTTTTTAAAACCTTCCAATTACCATCCAATTAAATCCTTTAATGATACGGTTTATAGACTTTTACTTTCCAAATACCTTCCAATTATCTACCGTTTATTTGCTGGTCATTTGCTGATTATTTTTTAGTCTCTTTTCTTCTTCAATTTGTCTGCGGACTTCCTCAGTAATTTCTTTTTCCTCTTTTTCTATTTCATCTATAAGTTTTTGAACTGCATTTGTACTATTAGTTAATAGTTCTCTTATACATTCTAGTAGTATTTCTACTAAACAATCATCATCATCCATTATTTTTTCATAGATATCTTCTTTATTTAATAGAGTAACGATAACATCTTTAACTGTTAAATCTTCAGGTATAAAGTTTGCTTTTATCTCTTCACTTGGATCATAATAATAATATCTTGCCCAATCTCGTATTTTTGTATCAAAATCTACTTTCGAATATTTTTCAAACATTTCTTTCCAATTATCATACATTTAATTTTTCTCCTTTACTTTCCATTTACTTTCTAATTACTTTCCAATTATCTACTAATATTGAAATTTTATTTATTAATTAACCGTTGCATGCAGAAAATATCCTGGAAAAATTCTGCAATCTAATTTCAAAATACTACATGCATACAACTATAAAAATACCTGGTATTTTAAATAAGCTAAAATCTAAAAATCCTTTATTGGTAAGGCTTTACTAGATTTTATATTTTTATTTTTTTCAAAACCCTCATCTTCAAGTAGTTTTAATGCATCAGCCTTTTCATTTATAAAACGATTTCTAAGCCCTATTTTTACTACGTCATAGCTACCATTTGCCCAATCTTTAGGGCTATGATAAGTACCTTTAGAAGTTAAATATGCATTATCACATTCTTGGATCAGAAAATTATATATGCATTCAATCATTTCCCTATCAAAGCATTTATCATCTACCCAGCTAATTTCTGGGTGTCCCATAAGTCTTACTGCTTCTGTCCAAAGTTCACACATATTTGCTGGGCCATATTGAATGGCACGACTGAATAATACCGCTTTCATGGTTTCATTGTGTTTGGTGATATCATATCCGCCATTTAATAAATTAAAATAGCCTACATTATAGTACATATCGCCTGCATATTCGTCTTGCAATTTGCCAAAACCTTCGGCATCTATTGTACCGATAGATTTCCATTCATTTATAAATCCACTTGAATTAACTGGATAGGCATTTTTTAAGACTCTACCATAATTTGCATAGCAAGCTTCAGGATAATTGCACAGCCATTCAACAAAGTTTTCAACTACACCAGCTGTACTTGAAAATTGATATCTTCCATAAGATTTACCGCCTAAATCTCCGCTTCCTGTACTTACAGTTGCAGGATTGCCACCTGCTTCATATTTCAGTACAAGTTGATTGTTTAACATAGTATCACTCCTATCTAAATAAAATAACCGCCACCAATATTAAGTTATTAGTAGCGGTTTTAACCTTACTGTATTAAATTTCCAAAATCTCACTAAAAAAAGCAAGAGTTTTTTTAATAAATAATATAATTTTTTGCTATATACTCATCAAAGATTTTTCCTTCTTCACCATCAACATCATTGAGATATACAGCTTTGGCAAAATCTACATAAGTTCGTATATCATTTTTAAATACATTGCCTGCGTCAGAATACAGCATATTTAAAAGATAATACCAATCCCATTTATTTGTATTTATATTATTTTGTGTTGCTAAATTTGTAGTTTGTTCTACGCTCCAATGTTCACCATAAGAACCATCAAAGTGCTTCATACATTCTACAGCTTCTTTGGCCATGTTTTCGCAAAAATGTTTTCCGTATTTCAATACGTGCATTTTTAAACTAATGCGATTATAAGTGCCTTCATCAAAATGTTTAAGCATACGTAGCATTTTGCAAGACAGCTCGATCACTTCTTCTTTTTTATAATCGTCTTCTAAAAGTTCTTCATAGATTTTCTCACAATTTATTTTCATGATGCCACCTCACGCTAATTTCACTGCTACTAAATCTACGCTGTTTACTGTAACACCTGTTGTCTGTACTTGTAATTGCAAGCTTACGTTATTTGCTGTAGGTGTGCATGGGCAAGAGCAAGGGACTTCAATTACTGTTATAATACTTGCTGTATATTCTGTTGCGTCTGCTGTTGTTACTGTAGCACTAGCACCTGCTATAGCATTGTTATTGTTTAATAATTGTAAGGTTACAGGTCCAGCAGCAGTCCCCAAAAGATTTGCATTAACTGTTACTAAATAAAGCCCTGCTTTTTGTAATACTGCTGGAGTAGTTCCTGCTGTGAATGCAATGCTTTGACCTGTAACATTAGCACTATTGAAAGCTACTAAACTATTTGCAGTCAAAGCCTGTGCTGTTGTATTTATTGCGTTTAATGTAGATTTTCGATAACAAGTCATTGTCTTTTTCTCCCTTCAAAAAAAGAGCGGAATTGCTCCGCTCTTTTGGTGCAATCTATGCACAATTTGTTTAGTTGAAATATCCACTATTATTGCCATAATAACAATAATTTGGATTCTGTGCGATAACAGCAGGAATTGGTCTTGGTGCGATTTGAGAAACAATACTTGCTGTTTGAGATAATTGGCTAAGCTGTCCATTAGCCTGTGCGAGAGCAGTTCTAAGATTTGCATTTTCTGTCTGAAGTGCGCCTCTTTCCATATCACAAAGTTTATCTAAAATTTTCTGTGTATTATTTGTTGCATTTGTAGTAATTGCACAAGTGTTTTGAGCATTTTCAAATCTTACATTATCAATGTTTCTTTGGGTTTCGCAACAGCATTGTTGAGCATTAAAGCCGTTTTGTGCAATCTGCATTTGTAAGTTTGCACCTGTTTGCATAATATCTCTTTGTGTCTGGAATTGGTTATTAGCTACCTGTGTAAATCCAGTATTTAAGGAATTACTTAAGTTGCTATAAATGAAGTCGTTGTTAATAGTATTTACGCCACTATTCACACCGCCAAAACCACCAAAAAGACCACCGCCACATAAGAGAATAACTAGAAGTAATACCCAAATACTTCCACCCATTCCATCATTGTTTGGCATGTTATAAACAGGAATTACTCCACCGCCACTATTTGTCATATCAGACATTTTGATACACCTCATTATTTTTTATTTTTAAAAATTTAAGTGTGCACAGCTTAAAATTTTAATCAAAAGTTATTTGATACCAAGTTGTCCAAGAAGTTGATTTACTTGTCCCATTGGTATTCCCTGCTGTTGAGCAGTCTGCATAAAAATTTGTCTTAACTGTTCAGGGCTTTTCCCTTGTGTCATTTGCATGACTTGGGAAAATCTAGGATTGTTTCCATACATGCCCTGTAACATTTGCATTGGATTACTGTTGCCCCTTAGTTGGTTCATTAGGCCCATTATTTGCATTGGATTCAACATTTTGCATACCACCCTTTATATAATTTTCTAAATTTGCAATTCTATTTTCTAAATCTTTTACGCTATTAGTATCTGCATAAACTGGTAATTTATTTTCTCCTAGTCTGTAGACATTAATAATAGATTGTGCATTCATATCTATGGTTTTTGTATAAATGCAGTTTTCTGCTGGGCAAGGGAAATAATAAATATTTCCATCAGGCTCAATCAATATTGCTTTTACTTCCTCTGCATTTGTTACTACTCTGCCTTTTAATGTAAATGCAGGTTGTATCATCATTTGATTAGGATTAGAATTATTGTTATTATTCTGATTATTAAGTTGAGTGTTATATGCATATGGATTATTTGTTTGCATATAGCCTTGATTTATCCGTTGTGGTTGCTGAAAATTTGAATTATAATATGTTCCATTCATACCGCCAAAATATGGTGTATTCTCAAACATTTGCTCCACCTCATTTCTACAGTTACGATTATATGTAAAAAAATAAAGGCTAAAGTGTCGATAAAATTTATAGATTATAGTTATAAAAACTTAATAAATCTGTAAATCATCAAGACTTTAGCCTTTTTTATATTTTGTTTATATTAATTTGTATTTTATTAATGCATTACTTATTAGATTGTAACTGTTTTTAATATCACGTTGGATCGTTTCTTCAGATAGATTTAATAGATTTGCTATTTTTGTTATCTCAAAATTCTTCAATATTCTAAATTCGATTATCTTTTGTTGCCTTGGAGTTATTTTTGATTTATATATTATATCTTCAAAGTCCGCTCTGCTGCTATTTATAAGCCATGTTCTAGCTAATTTTCTATTTTTATCCATATCTTAAGGTCCTTTTAATTTCTAGTAGTTTTATCATCTGCGAATTGTGCTAATTTATCTTTTAGATTATTCGGCACAGGCACCCCACAATTTGCTACATTTTCTAATATAGATAATCCCTCATTGCCAAGATAGAAAAGTGCTACTATATCACGTGTCATGGTATTTTGTCCAATAGCATTATCAAAAAAATGTCCGACCATCACCATTATTAAAATTACACCTTTTCTTTTTAATCCGTTCATACCTTTCCTGCTATCGAGCTTTTTATATGGATTAATCCATGCAGACATTACTCCAGTTATATAATCAAACAACATAAATATAATTAGTGTTTCTAATAGTGGTGTCCATTGCCCTAAAAAATAATTAACCACAGTACCACAAAAAGCCACTATAACACCTACTTCTATTTCTAATCTTACTGGTATCAATGATTTTAAAAATATACTAAGCTCCTGCATTTTCATCACCTCATTATCAACTTTACTTTTTAGTTAAATCTACACACCTACTTTACTTTTAAAGTCAAGTAAATGTATAGATTTTTGCAAAAAGTAAAGTAAACCTAAAATTCCTTCTTATATAGCGGTATCACTCCGCCCAAAACTGTAGCACCGATATCTGATTTACTGAATGTATCATCTACCCATTTTTCTTTTGCATAAGCAAGAAATGCCACTGTTGCCACTGCTTCTAATTTACTCATGCCTGCATGTTGTAATTCATTTGATACTACATAGCCGACACCAAAATGAGCAAATTTATCTGTGCCTATAGTGTCTTGTATATCATGTAACGAGCTTGCAAAACATGATGCACATAAAGACATTAACAACATTGTTAATACAATTATTTTCTTCATTTTACCACTCCGCTAGCTCTAATCTTGAAAATGATATTTCGGTTCCCTGTTTGATATTGTCCGAGGATATAGTAACCCTTATATACATATCATTTGAAAAAGAGTTTAGTTGCACTTTAGGGTCGCTAGAAACCATTATTTGTGAAATAAGTTGAGGAACGCTTATAGCGTTATTTAAAATATCAGTGATTGTTAGGGTAATTTTTTTTACCTCTACTCCTTCTATGCTTCCACTATTATTAATACCATTAATTATCCATGATAATGTTAAATATACTGGATTAGATAATTGTGTTGTATTAGAAACAACACATGCAAAGTTATGCAGTCTAGTAATATCTACGTTTTTTCTGAATGAACAGTAAAATGAACCAGTATTTTTTATATTTATTGTTAATTTATCTTTACTACTGCTTACACTTAAGTCACAATTATCACTATGAAATGTTTCATCATCAATAAAAATTGGTTTAGCTTCTTTAGTTATAAAAGGACAAACCCCGCTATACTTTCCACCTGTATATTCTGTTACATTATCATCAAGTAGTACTATACTATTAGTTGTTAGATAAGGATATTTGTTTAAGTTAATAAGCTTATTATGTGCTAATACTACTCTACCTTGATTATCATTTCCTGTTATATTAGCAATAAACAATTCATTTTCTGTATCATCACCATTATAAAAAAGTTCACTATCAACAATACCTATATAAGGCTGTTTACCTTCAATGCTCCCTAGACTATTTTTATTGCTCCATTCAATATGACTATTAGTTATAAATAGTTTACTGTCATATAAGTCACACATACTTTCATTGTAATCAACGGAAGAAGCCACAATATGAAAAGAAGCTTTATCATTGTGATTATAAAAAACTAATTTATTATCTGCTAATGTACAACCAATAAAGGTAATCTTTTCCCCTAAATCTGTAGCTTCATTATCGACATAAAAATTATTTTCTGAACATCCAAAATAGCAATTTATAAAATTTATAAGATAAGTATGAGAAGTAAAATATAACTGTTTTTTAAAACCAGTAATATTAACATTTTCAAATAATAAATTTCTATTAACTCTACTACTATCAAATGAAATTGCAATATTATTATCCAAAATATCTCCCAACAATGAAAAACCGCTCAATTTGGTCATCATACCAGGATTCCCACCATATGCTATGTCTACTTTACCTTTTAAAAATAAAGCAGTTGCAGTTATATCTCTAGCGTCTATTATTATATTATCGGCAATAGTATTAATGCCATCTAAATAAACATTAATGGTATTACTTATTTTCATTACCCCTTTAGGAATAAATAACGTATAGTTAGACACTTTATCCGCATTATATCTATAAGAATTTCCATTTTGAGATGTAAGACTTAATGTAAATTTTACGTAGCTATTTTTTAAGAAAGTATATGCCTTATTTACGGCTGTACTATCATCAGTAACGCCATCAATTTTTGCACCAAACCATTTTACATTCACATAATCTTGTATCAAAAGTTTTGCATATAATCCTTTTTGCAAAGTTATAACACTTGCTTCATCAACTTCATCTTCGCCTATATCATCTACTATTACATAATCAGCACCGCCACCATCACCTGGTTGATAAAAGCCTTGTGTTCTTATCAATCCTCCTGCTTTTAGGTTATTTGCTCGCTTCATGGTTTCTACGTTTGGAAATGTTCTTATATTTATAGATTGGGCATTGGCATTGGCATTTTGTGCATACTCTTGTGCTTCATTTGCTGATTGCTGGGCATTTTGTGCAGATTGGTTAGCGTCTGCTACATTTTGTTTTATATCAGTCAGTAGTTCATCTGGTTTTACTTCACTGCCCATATCTACTTTTACAGAACGTTCAAGGGCTTCTTTCATTTCTTGAGATATCATAGTATTTTTATCTGTTCCATTTTCTACAAAAGGCAGTGGATATTTAGAGCCAAAATCTATTTCTTGTGTTAGTGGTGTTTGTCTGTAGATTACTAGCTTTTGATTTGCTTGTAATACTGGTGGTATTTGTGCTTCTGGTGGTTCTTGTCCACTTTGATATCCAGGATAAATCACTTCGTTTTTCTCACTGTCTACGAAAAAATCTTTAGTGAGTTCTGTTTGTACCTGTGTATCTATATCATAAATCGCCACATGAATATGTGCTTTATCGTTGTACTTGAATTTAAATGGGAAATGGGTTGTCTGCCCATTCCCTACATAGATAACCTTTGTTGTTTGGTCTTGTATCATTTTTAGTATCTCCTTACGTTCTTAGATTTCCCCTTTTTCTTTGGTTGTTTCGGTTTTTCTGGTATCACTCTTTCTACTGGCTTTTTATTAAAGAGTGCAGACCAAATAATATTTTTAAGGTTCGTATCATATCGACCATCACCATCAGCTATATATTGCATAGTGGTGAAGACACTATTTGCCATGGTACTTGTTATACCTGTCCTAGCTGCAAAGAACGTTGTACCAATTTCCCCTGAAGCTTTTGCTATATCTGCATAAGTTATGCGTTTTGGTGGCTTTTGATACTGTTTATCTTCAAGCATGGTTTTTCTTTTCTTTGCCCCTGCCTTCATATATTCAGCTTGCCATTTAGCTTCCTTATCTGCTATCTCTAAATCTTTTTCTGCTTTTTTATCTAGCAGTTTATATAGTGCAGTTATTTTTTCACCGCCAGCAAGTGCCACAGTAGAAAAGCCAATACCTCTACCATAATCTGTACCTTCAAAACTTTCATTGATAAAAAAGCTTGCTATATCTCGTACACCCCACATAGTGCCAGCCATGGTGGATAAGGTATTTTTGCCAAACTGTGTCAAAAATCTTTGCATTACAGGTATCTCTATTTTTTCTTCTGTACCTTCTGCATTTTTCACCTTTTCATATTTATGCTTATCATCACTTCCATCACCGAGCAGTGCCATACGTAGCATAGTAGATAATGCAGAAGTAAGCACAATACGATATAGAAAAGACCTTGCCACAGGTAGCCACCTTGTAATATTTTCACCCATTGTAGTCGACTTCATGAATTTTCCTTTATAGTAAGCTTGCAAGATAGCATTAGCCTGCGTATTAAAGAAAGTGTAAAAAGGTGTAAATAATTTCAGCAACTCTCCACCTTTTTGAATAGATGCTAAATCTTTTGTCTGCCCACTTCCGAATACTTCACGGATAGATTTATCAGCTTCAGCAATGGATCGACTTTCAGCTTTAGCCAAGATTTCTTTATCGGTTAAGAATCTAAGCTCACTAGCATTATCTAGCTCTACTTCCGCCATATATAAATCTTTTTGTAATTGGTTTAATTCTTCTCTTGTATTTACAAAAGTCTGAAAATCCCCCACTTGATTTATATTTGTACCTTGCACAACAAAATTTGATTTCAATGCATTTTGTTGCAGGTCCATTATTCTAGCTCTGATTGTAGATACTTTAGCTTGTGCATTTTGCAATTTTTCTACATTAGCTTCATTTTCTTTTTTTACCTCATCAAGTTTTTTAGCGTAGGCATCTTTATAGCTTCTACACCATAACGGAGCAGAAAACATTAAATCACTGTAGGTCATAAGTGTGTATGCATGTTCTTTTAAAAATCCTGTTACCAATCTATCTTCATCAAACAATCCAGGAATGTATTTTATATCCCTGTCCATGTGATTTAGCCTATTCTTCATAAAGATTGATTTATGCAACACTTCTTGATATTTACTTATATTTGTATAGTAATCTGCTATTGCTACTAAAGATTTCATAGCACCTAATTTATCCATCATTGGTGCAATGTTTGTCATGTTTTCAATTATTGGATAAAGTCTATATCCCATTATTGCTAGTGTAGAATTTGTTCTTAAATAGCTAAGCATTTTAGATACTTTTTGCACTGTTTTATTATTACTAGCTTCTGGTATCACTCGCCAATTATCCACTGCCCATTCATCTAATACCTGATATATTTCTTTACCCATAGTTCTATTTACATATTCTTCAAATTGTTTATTTTTTACTAATCTATAAACATCTCTTGCTGGTATTCTATGCGTTATATTGTGGATTACATTTGATAAATGGTCAGGTATTACACTAAATTCTAAAAGCAATGCTCTATCAATGTTTGCCTGTGAACGTGCCTTTGTAAATCCTCTGCCAGTGCCTAATACTTGTGCACCGCTCATGGTACGTCTTACCGCTTCATTTACCTCTTGTTCATTGGCTCTATTGCTCTTTAGTGGATTAGCTACTATAGGATAATAGCCACCTTCTAAATGCAATATCTCGCCATTAGGTAACTTCACATCAAATGGTGTTGGCTGTTGCGGTTTTAGTGTTACGCCATTTAATTCTTGCTCTACCCTTACTGTATCTTTCCAGAAAGAATGTAAATGATTCCATATATCTTGTACCATTTGCCAATCCTTTTTGGTCATATGCTTTTCTACAAATTCTTTGAGATATTCTTCTGTCAAGCCAAATCCTACAGCAAGACGGCTTCTATTTATATCATTACCTAAGTTTAGAGCCATACAGATAATATTTTCTTTTGATAGATTTTCTACTGTACCATCTTCAAATTCTAATTTATATTGTTGTTTCTTCCATGATAATTTTTCACTATGGCTATAATCTTTTAAGATTTCTTTTATTTTGTATACGTTTTTGGTCATCATTTCAGCTTCAAGATTAGATGCTCGCTCATATGTTTCATATAAATATTTATGAGCTTTTGTTCCCAAAATATTTATTATTTCTTCTGGTTTCATCATGGAACTTAAATATTTTGCACCGCCACGAGCCATAGCGTCCCCAATAAGTGGTATCTTATCCACTAAATCGTTATAGCCAAGACCACCTTTATCTGGATTTATCTTTTTATTTATTACCATTGACCTGTTATAAGCAGTATCATCAAGTATTATTTCATTTATAGCATCATCTATAGATTTCCCCTGTATAGTTTTTAACTTGAATTTATCTCTACCTGTTGTATATAAGATATCTAGTGCTTCCACTGCGTCCTCGAATTGGGCTATAGTCATAGATTGATAACCACTGAAATCACTACGGCTTGTTATCTCCAATATATCTGTTGGGGTATATTCTAAATCTAAGCTATCTTGTAATCCCTTGAATAAATCTGCAAGTGGTGTTATTCCGTCTACAGGTGGATTAGCATCTTTATTTGTAATACCTAAGATATAGGCTAAATGTTTATGCCAGTATCGTTCTTGTGCTGGTAATTTTATGGATCGTACTTTTAGCTGTTTATTCACCTTCTCTATTTTCTTTTGTATATACAATTTATTTTTCAATGCCTTTTGAGCCATAGCAGCAGAAATATACTGTGCTTCTTTTTCTTTCATGGCACGCTCCCAGTTACTAGCCTTTACAGCCTGTTTTACTCTGCGTGCATGCATACTTTCATTCTTACGATAAAGAGCCACATTACAAGCTTCAAAAATGGTTTTGCCGTCCAAAGCACGCTCTGCCATTTCCTTGAACATTTTCAATTTACCTTCATGGGCTTTTTCTATGGCTTCACGATTTATCTTTTGCTGTTTTGTTTCTTCTACAAATTGTTTAAAAGCTTCAGCTAAAGTTTCTTTTGTATTGCTATTAAACATTGCTTCAATTCTTCCTAAATCTTTGGCATTCCATTTAGTGCTAAATCTAAGCTTATTTAAAGCATTCATCACGCTTTTTACTCTAGCATCTTCTTTATCTACTTTTAAATCTGTGTAATCATCAAGGGCATTTAATTTATCTTCTACATCTTGCATAGCAACTTGCGTTTTAGAACCTATTTTATTTATCAATTTTACTTTTTCATTAAATATCCTAGTTTCCATTGCCACAAGTTTACTTGTATACTTACTATCTTCCATAGCCTGCAAGATATTTTCTTCGGATAAATGGCTTTCCATTAGTTCAGTATCTAAAGTTTTTTCATACTGCTTCATGTATTCATCAAGTGCAGTCTGTATAGGCTTAGTATTTTTTAGAGCCTGTTTATATTCTTCTACGCTACCAAACCAATTAAGAACTATATTTATATCTCCTGCTTCTTTATAAGCTTCTTGTGCTATATATACAGGTTGATTTTCTAATTCATTCAGTTTATAAGCTCGCTCTTTTTCTACACGTTCATCAAATTTTACTTTGGCTTCAGCTTTTAAATCTTGCATTACTATCTTCATTAGATGCTCTTTGGCTTCTTCTGTAGCTTCCTTGTGCCAACGTTTATAAGTTTGTTCTTCCGTTTCATCAAGTAGCTTTTCACCGCCTGCCTTAGTGATATCTCTATATCTATCATCTAATGCCATTTGGTTTATTTCTTCTTCTGTAGCCACCATACGTTGCATTATGGCTTCTACTTTTGGGCTTGCTATTCCGCCAATAGAAGTAAATCCAATATAGATATCACGCAAGAATTTTTTTAACTTACGGAACACATCTTTTAAGCCTTTACTTGGTGCAGTTCCTTTTTGTAAATATAATTCAAATGCCCTGGCAAATCGTTCTTGTCGCCATGCTTCTTTTAATTCTTCCACTTTGGCTACATCACCAGCATTTTGAGCATTTATTATACTTTCATGACGTGCTTTAAATTCTTTGTACCATGGGGCATTTTTATATTCATCAATAGATTTTTCATTTTTCCAACTTGCCCAATCATTTACTATATCCAATTCTTTTTTAGATAATTCATCAATCTTAGCAAGCTCATCTAAATCCATTAAAAACATATGTGCCATTTCATGTACAAAAGTGGATTCATCAGCAGCTTTATACAGATTGATAACACGCTGACCATTACTTAATAAAGTGATATCACCTTTATTTTTATTGACTTCATCTTTTATATTTAAAGCAAATCTTTCATTGTAATAAGTCATGGCTGTGTAGTTTTCATTGCCATGTCTTCGCATTATGTCTGCTACTATATCTGCATGTCTAGCAAATAAAATAGCACTCATACGGCTTGCACGTTTTACTTTTCCGCCAGCATTTTGAAGTTGTTTTGATAGGCGATTATATACTGCATATCCGTCTTTAGTAAGTCCTTCAGCTAACCTCATTTCTACACCATTTAAATTGCTAAGCTGTGGTTTTATCTCATCTAATACCTTCAAATTATTATCTATATCATCTAGTATATTTTTATTTTCAGCCAAAGCTTGCACAGCTTCAGGAGTTGTCGCTTGCCATGTTGGTATAGATGGTGCTGTTTCATGTCCTACAGTTAATTTATAAGCCATATCTTCAATTTCTTTATCAATCATGGCTCTGTTATGTTTAGCATAGAATTCCTGATACCATGTATCATTTTGTTCTATGCTCTTTTTTATGGCATCTATTGCAGGCACTAAAATATTATTTCTTTCATTTATCTGGTCATCATGGACTTGTTTCCAACCTTTAGCTGGATTAGATACATTATTGTAAATTACAGCCTGTGCCATAGTCTGCTGTTCTTTTGTACCATTTGCAAATTGCTCTTGCATTATGGCATCTATCAGTATACGTTGTTTATCTGCTGTTTTTTGTATACTATCTTGCATTTCATTTGTTATAGTTTCAGCATTTTTTCTTAGCTTGCCGATTGGATCTGCTTCTTGATTGAAAGTTACAGCACGCATGATATCACTTGTAGTTTCCGCTTGAGCAAATTTTGCTGTAGGAATTGCAAGCGTTCCACCTATTTCAATAGCTGTTTTTAAATCTTCCTGCGTATATCCTGCTGTCTTTGCCAATGTTTGAAGGTCTTGCTTTCCTGTTTGGCTTTCAAGTGCTGTAGGTATATCTACATAAGCCATTTCAAAACCTGTATTATCCAGTTGGCTACGCAACAATCTTTCTTGTACCTTTGGTGCTGTCTTTTTTAATTTGCTATTTCTAACAGCAGATTGTAATCTTTCTAACATCAATGTACCTGCGAAAGTTTGTCTAGTGCTTTGCTCCAATTTAGCATTATTACTCATCAACCTTTTTAGATTGCGAGAAAATCCCAAAGACTCATTAAAGCCACCTACTCCAGCAGATATCACACCAAAACCAATAGCTCCTGGTAGTGCTTCGCCTGCACTCATCAAAGCACGCTGTGCAATCTCTGTAGCTGTATATACTCTATTTGTAGTATCGCCAGTATCTTGCAATATTTGATTGTGTACCAAATCATCAGATATTGATTGCAAACCTTCTTCGCCACTTTCCGCCATAGATACTTTAGCTATCGCACTTGCTCTATTAGTAAAGAAAGATTTTATACCTTCTTTAGCTAATGCTTGTTTTTGTGCTGTAGCGATAATTTCTTTTACAGTCTGCTTAGCTACGTTGCCTGTAAATGCGTCCTTGATTAAACCAAAATCTAGCATTTCAATACCAGCATTCAATGCACCTGCTACTACGGCATAATCTTTAGCTGCTTCATCAGAAAGTAGTGGCTTTCCATCTTCGCCTTTTAAGTCTTTGAATTCTGCATAATATCCACCTGTTGCAGGCTTTGCCATGCCTGCAAACATTCCATATCTTGCTAGATATCCACCTGTCAATCTTGCTCCTTGCATAGCTCCTTGTCTTATGGCATTTGCTCTTATTGTATTTGCAATACCACCACCGACTGCACCTACTAAGCCACCGCCTACAGTCCCTGCTCCTGGCAAGGCTGAACCTGCTAAAGCACCTGCCACCATACCAGCACTAGCACCTATAGCAAAATCATCTATCATTTCGCCCATAGACTGTATCATCATGGGCATAGAGCCAGCCACTCCGCCTGCTATTACAGCAAATGGATTATCTAAAAATGCAGGTAGATTTGGTGCTTGTTCTAATTGTTTTTTTAATTCATCAATACGAGCCTTATCTTCTTCCGTTGCCTGCCCTGTCATTAATTTATAATTTAAATTGCTATATTCAAGATGTTTATTTCCGTACTCCCACATTTTATTAAAAGAGTCAATGACTCCCTGCGTTTCTCTCACGCTATTAATATCATGTAGAGCTAGTGCAGCTGATTGTGCGTCCATACTAGCTATATTTTTTAATTCTGGAAATTCATTAAATACATCATTCATATCTCCGCCAAGTTCTTTTTTCTTCTTAGCATAGTTATAAATCTCAATAGCTTCACGATATGCAGTAGTATCACTTAAAAACTCTTTGGCCTTTATGCCTGTTTCATTTTCAATCTCAATGGCTTTTTGAAGTTTTTCCTCATCAGTCATCATGTAATTTACATAGGCATTGCTCTCTTGTATTCCCTGTGCTACATCTTGCAATATGCTTTCATTGTCATCACTATAGCGATTTACAATGGCACGGCTTACTTGTTTTAATGGTGAATAAATAAGTTCTTGCCCTGCCTGTTGTAGATTTTCTACAGCTTGATTTTGAAAACTATAATCGCCTGTTTCATTTGCTTGATTAATATTTGCTGTAGTATATGCTCCAGTAATATTTCTTTGCTCATCTAAAAAATTATGATAAGCATTGTTGATATCACTAGCTGTATTTACTACTAAATCTATCCCTTGCCCTGCTGTTTGCAGTGCGTCCTGTGCAATTTCTGTAGACTCTTGGGCTACTTGTCTATTTATATCAGATTGATTTGTTACTACTTCGCCAATCTGTTCAAATATGGATTTTTCTTCTTCAGGTGGCTGTTGCTTTTCTGCTACCTTTTGATTTACTAAATCATTAAATTTATTTACATCTAAAGCCATATTTTACTCCTATTCATAATACGAATTATCTATTGTAGAAATATAATAATTCGCTGTATATTCTGATGCTCCTGAAGCCATTAACATTTCTTTTATATCATCTGGCGTTTCACCATTATCAAGAAGTGTAGTAATGCCACTCATAATATCTTGATTGTCTAAGTCAGCACCGCCAGTATCATATCCATTTTCAATAAGTCTTGCACTAGCTTCATTTCCTGCTACTATTTGTTCTGGTGTAAGATTTTCGCCCATTCGTAATGCAGTATTATTTACAGCCAAAGTATGCTGGTCTTTTGCTGGATTATATGCTCTACCGCTTCCAGTTCCTCTTATGCCTTTCTGTTGTCCTGTAGCTACATTGATATTGTATTTATCGCCAGCAATTTTTAATAAATTATCATGTTCTGTCCATGATATATTTTTATTTTCCGCCTCTGTATCCAACATCTGCTTAGTAGCAATATAACTTCCAGTAGCACCTTTTCTTATACTTTCTTCTAAGCCTGTGACATAACTATTATGCTGTTGATTTTTTATAGCAGTTTCTTCTTTATATTTGCCTTCAATTATGCTCATTATGTCTAATTGCTTTTGCATATCATAGCCTGATACTTGTCTACCTGTTACACCTGTTTTAATAATTCTCTGCGGTGTCAGTCCTTCTATGTTGTAGTTATCGCCATGCATAGTGATATTATTTGAGCTACTATTTCCATAATATCCACCATTACCGTCATAGATTACGACATGAGAATCACTGCCTTGTGATGGGCTAGAGTAGACAATCAAATCGCCTTTTTTAAGATTATTTGCGTCAAAGTCTGTTACTTGAATTCCAGCACTTCTAGCATTTTCAACTAGCGTAGGTACATAGACTACACCTTTATCAAACTCTTGTTTTAAGAATGGGCTATACATAGAGCCTGCTTTTGTTACATATTCAGCACAGCCATTTTTGCCATTATCCATAGTTTGATTTAGCCATGCATTAGCACCTGCGTCTACCATATCACTTGTTATACCGCTAGATTTTTTACGGCTATTGGCGATATCATCAATATTTACGGCATACTGATTTGGATCGCTTGTGAAATATCCGCCATTATACATAATGTTTGCGTATTCTGTAGCAGTAGATGCGTTTTGCCAACCTTTATATCTATCTTGCATTAAGGTATCAGCATAGGCTTGTACAAAATCATCATCACTTGCAAATGGCCCATTAGTAAGCCCTGCATAGTTATGGTCTTCTATAGCATAGCGAGATTTACCATGGTCAGACTCTAGGCTCATTTGTCCATAGATAAAATCTGGATTACCGCCAGTTATCTTTGTTACTCTCAAAGCTAAATCATATAAATGGTCATATGGTGCGTCATTTTCATAACGTACTGCATTTCTACCATATTTATTTTCTACATTCTTTCTACTAGCTTCTAAATCTATATTTCCGTCTTTATCTCGTACAATCAGATTATCTGCTTCAATGTACATATCATTTACTTCTTTTTTCTTTTTAATGCTATTTACAAGCTTGCCATATGTTCCTTGGTCCATATCTTTTCTATAATTATTGGCAATCTCCAAAGCTCTATCATCAGCATTATCATTTAGAGCAGATTGCACTGCACTTGCTACTATTTGCGTTATCATCTTTTGTCTATTGGCTTCAAATATAGCTCCTGTCCAGCCCTTAGTTTTTCCTCTAGTGATTAAATCTCTTTCTGTATCACGTATGATATTTGTTACCATATTTTGTACGCTATAAGTGTTGCCTGCTAATATCGCTTTATTAGAGAGTAGTGCGTCCCAATTTGCATTATCTGTGGCTTCTTTTTGTTCTCGTTCCTGTCCCATAGCGATACGCTGAAAGTTATTTATATTATCCGTGATGCTATTTTTCAGGCGATAAGCCACTCTAGGATTTTGCATTTTAATTACTTCATCTGTAGTTTTCTGTATCGCTTGATTTACTCTATCCGTTAATCCTTGTGCATTTTTCCCTACTCCTGTAGTAAGCAATCCATTTTCAGAATTGTATAGTTGGTCTGTTAGGCTAGATATGATTTTATTTTTAGCATCTAATACAGCTGTAGCATCTTCATCATCTCGCTGTTGTGCTAGGACTTTGTTTACCTGTCCTAGTGCAGAATCCATATCACCATAATTATTACCCTTACCGCCATAAGCGTTTATATCTGTAGTTACTTGTCTTGATGGGCCACTAATAATGCTAGGATTTACGGCTTGACTATATGTCGTTATCTTCATCTTTTACCACCCCATTACATTAAGATTTTGATTGAATAATTTATTTTTCTTATTGTTAAAGGCTGTATTATTGTATGCCCAACCATTATTACCGCTATAATAATTTACTGTAGCACTTGTTTGCGGTGTCATGCCTGTTTGATTTGTACCAGAATAATAATCTATAGCCATGTTTGTTCCTGCACCAGCTGTATTTGATTTACCAGTATAATAATTTATCGCCATATTCGTTCCTGCACTGGTAATAGCTCCTACAGCATTACTGCCACTACTTGCTTTTTTCCATGGCTGTTCTATGCCATAGATACTAGCAGCAGTCCCCAAAAGTGTCGGAAACCATGAATTTTTTGCTTGGCTTTTTACATTTGAAGCTGCTGTTCGCATAGCGTTTGCTTGATTTAGATAGTTCGTCTGTGCTACACGGCTTGCATAATTATCATTTCTTTGATTATTCAATAAATTAACTTGGTCTTGATTGTATGCTTCTAGTCCGCTAGATAATATATCCATAGAGCTTCCGCTAAAATCTAAACCTGATGCACCTGTTTGGGCTCTTTGTGCTCCTTCAGCTAGACGCTGTCTTGCTCTTAATCGTCTAGCTTCTTGAGCATAATTATCTGCAATCTGCTCTTGTTTTCTAGCTTCTACTCTTGCATTTTGTTCAGCTGCTTGTGCTTGTGCATTATAAGCTTGTGCTTGTGCGTCTGCCATTTGCCTATTTTGTCTATAGCTAAAATATCCACCAAGAGCTGTAAGTCCTGCCATTACACTACACATAAAATCACTTCCTTATTTTTTATTTTTGCTATTGATTTTTTTATTTTGTTCACATATAATCGAGATGAAAAATAAATAGTGTTTACTTCCACTGCTCTGACCGATAAGTTTTACTTGTCGGTCTTTTCATTTTTATAAGACAAAATTCATAAAATTTTTACCAGTGCCACTTATTGGGAATGGTTCAGAAAAATTAGCACCTAGATATTTTAGCCATGCAATAGCTTTTTTATTATCTACAGATACACAGTTGTACATTGTTCCATATTGTTTTTTCCAATTGCCTAATATATGTTTACTCATCTTCACAAAACTTTTCTTGTATTTCATCATTTCATTTGTGCCTACGCACCATATCATATGCCCTTCAATGCCTTTAATTTTTGTTACACCATAGATACATAATGGTTTATTATTTTTACTCAATACTTTTATAGCCACATTACTATTTTGTATACTTTCTTCCAATTCCTTACGAATATCATTTGTAAAAGCAGATATTTCTTCAATATCTGCTTTTCTTATATCTTTTAAAAACTCATTTAAAAAATTTTCTTCATGCTTTTTACATCTCAAAAAATTAAAATTATTGACTACTGCCAAGGGTAACACTCCTTATTATTGCTGATACACTAAAAGAATATGGTGTATCGTGTTTTATATATATTCTTCCTTCATTATTAAATCCGCCACGAATAGGGATTTCTAAATCTCCGCTATAAAGTATTTTGCTTTCATCATCTATTTGCATGTACTCATTGTCATATCGTATATCATCTAAACAATCTTTATTTGCTCCTACATGGCCACCATAAGAATTTTGTAAACGTAAGATACATTTTTGCACTGCTTTTTTTCTTGCCTGCATTGTTCCTGTATCTTGCGTTGTCATATCAAAATTAGGCTGTTCAATTATCATGGTATAAGGTAGTCCTACATAAGCATTTTTAGTTTCTTTTGGTAAATTTAATTTACCTTCAGCTACAGTCATTTTATCTAGCAAATAACCATCAGCCATTACATAGACTTCTTTTCCTTCAAGATGTTCAAGTCCAGTAAGTTCAGTTGTTGCTTCTTCAAAAGAATATATCTTTGTGCAATCTGTCATTATGTGGTCCTGCTGATATGTGCTGTTATTTTCCACGACAAATTGCTCTATATATCTTTTTGTCTGCCCATTTATAGTGCGATTGATTACTGCATAGATAACATCATTATTTGCCTGTGCTGTAGATGTTATAGCTTCTATTTTTCCATCTGTTACTATATGCCACCATGCATATACTTTTTGGTCAGGTACATAAGTTAAGCAAATTAAAACTCCATCATCTCGCACGAAGTACAGCACACTATCAGGCTCTTGTGTAAAAGTGCTGTAGCTTATCTCGTGATTACGAATAAGATGTTTTGCCAGTAGCGTTAAATCCATGCCAATATAACTATCTGTATCGTAGCTATATCCCATATCACGAATTATGCTACCTCGTCTTTGTACATAAACAATTCTATTGCTCACACGCACAGGAATAGTATCATTACAGCCATAGTTTTGCTGATTTCGTGGGGTGATGTTAGTCGGTGTTACTGTTTCACCACCAGATATACTCCACTCATTGCCTTCCGTCATTACCATCAAATCATTACCTGCGTCTACATGCTTTATGGTATATGCTTTAAGATTAATCAAATCTGCTGTTATAGCACTATCATCTGTTACAGTTCCTGCTTCTTTATCTACAGAAAAGTTTCCATAATCTCCAGTTCTACTAAGCCAAATACGTGAAGGCTTAGCTGTAGAGCCTGCAAATACTAATCTATCTTGGAAAAACATACAACACCTTGGATATCCATTTTGCTTGCTCCATGCAGATAAATACCAATCAATTGTTTTTTCTGTAGAACCTAACATACTTATACTACTTTGTACCTGTGCTTTTACTTGTTTAGCATTTGTATATTCCGTTATTTTTGCATATCCAGTATGTGTATATGGATAGCTAGATAAATCCGCTTTACAGCTTCCACTCGTTACATTTAAAACCAATCGCATAAGACAATATTCTTCTACACTTCCACTTTCTGTAGGATTATAGTCATCATTGCTTGTATACTGTCTTTCTTGTAGCCATGTAGCACCATTATCTACAGATTTTTCTATAATAACGCTACCACTCCATGTACCATGAGTGATTATTTTCCATGTATCACCTATGACAATAGAATCTGTTATTAATCCATCTTTTTTAGTAAACCCAAAATCTCTAAAATATTCTGTTTCAAAAACGCCCTGTAATATTGTTCCTAATCTTACATTACAATTTCCTAAAGTTAATTTAATTACAATTCTAAATATATAGTTTCCATTACCACTTTCATTGCTATTACTTTTATAACTTTTGAAATCTGTCCATGTTCCATTATCATTTTTTTGTATTTTTACTTCACCTTCCCATGAACCTGTTATTTCTATACTCCATATTTTATAAGTTCCATATTCTCCTGATATTCTTGTTTCTTCATTTTGTGCATTTGTATTATTTACTGTCTTACCTGTGATACGTTGTTCTATTTTTATCCAATTGCCTACCATATCTGCTGTAAAAGTATCTTTAGTAGCTGTTATGTCTATCGTTCCTGTTGTGCCTGACGGTGTAAGGTAATTATCTTCATCTTTATTTAAATCACCAAAAGCAGGTGGGTAAAATTCCATATCTTCAATTCGCCAATCATCTTCTGCATATCGCATAAGCTTTTTGACTGGATATTTTCCACTGGTGATATAAACTACATCTACAGATTGTACAAATCTTAAATTTGGCAAATCTGCTTCTTCAAATGGCGTTGCAAGTTCCTTATTTAAGTATGTATTGCCTTTCCATATGCGAATATATTTGTAGCCAATTTCTAACATATAGGAAAGCTCTACAGTAAAATCAAAGCGAACTAGAATAGATTTTTTGTCGGCATACTTAGTTTCTCCACAAAAAATCGTTCCAGTTCGCTTTTGTACAGAACCATAAGGACGTACTACTGCATTTTCTGCTTGTAGTAATGCCATAGAATATTTATCTAAATCTATCCTACTTGCAACGTCTTGACTAATTTCACCGCCAGCACAATTTGGCTGTATTACATAAAAATTATTAGGTCCTGCCATTATTTCACCTCATTAATCTGAAAATCTAGCATTAGCATATTTTAGTGGCCATCTAGGTTTTTGCTGTACTTCCTGTGCTACTGCAAGTTTTGCCGAATTCAAAGCCACTTGATACAGCTGATAATTATTAGCCTGTATATTTGTATTTCCTGTAAGCTCTATAGCCATATGACTTGCCAAGAGCCTTGCTAGTGCTTCAATGAATTCTTCGCTAAATCTTTCTGCATTGGTCAAATCATATGTATATTCACACCATGCATTTTGTACATCTGTAGCTATGCCCTGTGTATCATCACTAAGGCATACAGTTTCAAATTCACTTCTTTTTGCAGATTTTACTCTTGCTAGTTCTTCAGGAAATATAAATCTTATTCCCAAGCATTTTTGAGGATATGCGTATACATATCCCCAGCCTGCTACCTTTTCATCAACCTGTGCCAACTGCTCAACTTTTTTTGCAAATCCCCATGTATAACTGCGTAAAACAATTCGTCTACAATGTTCATAATGCGTCTTGCAAAGTCTAGCCGTCTGCGTATTATCATCAATACTTAATATGCCTTGATTGCCTAAATAACTAAGTGCCAGATTACATATATCTGTATTGTTCATTTTCCTTTACCATGCTGTATCTACATCTAATACTAAGCCTGCTGTTACTGTACCACTTGTATAATCACAAGTAGATTTAAGTCTTAAATATCCTTTATTACCTTTTGGTAATTTAACTTTAAAAGATGTTCCTGTGAATGTTCCAAGCTCTGTAGGACTAGACATATCTGGTTTATCGCTTGTTTCAATCACAGTAGATAAGCTACTGCCACCACTCGCATTTGATGTCATAAATACCACCCATGGTGGCTCTCCTGCTTCGCCTGTACCATAACTAATAACATCTGATTCTAAAGCAGAATTAGATAATGCTTTTTCTTTAAAAAATAAATTCTCACCATCAAAAATCATTTTTATTCACTCCTTTATGCTGTAGTTACTTCTGCTTCTTTTTCCGAGATAGCATCACATTTTTTAACTGGTATTCCTCTAAAATACATAATCGGTGGTTGGTCCATAAATTCTCTTACTGTAATATGAATATTATTCTTATCAAGTTGATAATTTTCCATAAAGTTATACACTGTATCAGATACATACATACAATATTTAATTTTCTTATTATCTAATTGACGAATAGTATTTTTGGCTTGTGTAAGTTTTTTCATAAACTCAAGAGATTGTGCACTTGTTAAAGAACCAAGTTTTGATACATCAATGTTTCGTAAAAGTGCATTAGAGCGAATATCTTGAACAGATAAACCACATTTCCATGTAAATAAAGTTGAAAGTACTCTATATTTACCGCCTTCATTATCTGTTGCGTCTTGTTCGCCTAAATCTCTTTGACTTAATCCTGCATTAGAACCTTGAGGATAAATACCTACTGTATTGCGTTGTCCCCAACCTACAATATAGATACTTGTATTTGTGTTAGAGCCAGGTGAACCAGCAGAAATAGTTTGATATCCTGCTGTATTTTTATCACCGCCACAAATATTGTATCGAGCAGAAAAACCATTAAACTGAAATGGATTACTTTCAGTATCTCCATAAAACATATTCTTAGCTACTGCGTTTGCGAAGCCTTGTACATATGCTCTATCTTCACTATGTCTAAAAGCTTGTTTATCTTTAGCTAATTCAATAAGTTGCACATCAATTTCAGAACGGTCTTCTAAAATAATACAAGTATCATCTACTTGTCTAGTTGTAGATTTAGAATTTTTTATACCATGATTAATCAATCTCTCACTTGGTGTTGGTAAGGTTGCACGAATAGTTGTTCTATTACCTGTTTTTAAGTTTCCTTCTATCCAAACGGCATCATCTATGATAGGATTTACACCCTCTAAAGCTTCAATGATATCTGCAACATTTCCATCTTGATTTATTCGTTTTCTATAATCTGAAAGCGTTAATGCTTCTGTTCCTAATACTGCCATTTTTTATCACTCCTATTTATAATTATTCCAATTTGTATTTGGATATAAATTTGTTTTTCCTCCTACTCCGCCAGTACCTTCTACTCTTGGAGTATCTTCACCGACTAGGTTTCCCATATAGGCTAATATCTGTATAGCTTCGATACGATTTCCTACACCTGTTTCATTTAAGAAATTCATAAGGTTTGGAATTGGTGCTTGATTAGTCTGTGGGTTTACTCTTGTCAGTGCTTCGATTGCTTTACCTGCACTAGATAAATACTCTTGATATCTTCCGCCAAGTTCTTGCTTGGCTTGTTCTGCCCAACCTTGTATAGTTTGTTCATGTTGTGCTTGAATTTGTTGAGCTACTTCTGGGCATACTCAATACCAAAACTACCTATTTTATTAGCCTGCTCTTGCGTTAGATTGCAACTTCTAGCAATCTCGGCAAAATTATTGCTAACTGTTTCATCAATCATTGCACCTTCAGGAATAATACTTGTAAAATCGTATTTTTCAGGTACATTAGCACCTTGCGTATTATCGTCTTTATCATCTGTTTTTGATGTTGGTGGCTGTGCTGGGTCTTGATTTGTCTGTGTGCCAATACCGCCAAGAATTGTAGTATTAGGTTCAGTGCCACCTTGACCGCCATTATCACTAGTAGCAGGTTCTACTCCGCCAACATCTTCAGCAAATCGCTGTAAATCAAAATCAATCATTTTATCACTCCTAAACAGCTTTTTTCTAAATTGATGCCTATGATTTCAGCTTCTTCTTTTAAAGTTTCTAAATAACCCTTAAGGTTAACAAATCTTTTATTTAAAAGTTCAAAACTACAATTAGGATTAAAATCTAAAGACTGTTGCTTATATTTCTCTAAAATTTTACTTAATTTTTTAGCTCTAATATCTGCTTGAAAATATTCCGCCATCAATCTTTTTTTATAATCATCACTTAGCATTAAATAAACTGTATCTTTTAATTGCATTGTATTTTCTTCTTTTTGTTCAGTATACTTAAATCCATTTTTTGCACATTGTAATAAAAAGCCTAAATAGTCTTTTATTTCTTTTTTTATATCTTCTAAAACTCTTTTTTTCATATATTCAATTTTTTCTTCTGTTAAATCTTTAAGTATGAAATAATTCCTTATATTTCCATCAGTAATTAAACCATTTTTACACGTTACCAATAATCTAAAACATACTTTTTCATCTTCTTTTGTTTCAACTAAATCTGTTTTAGCAACAAAATTATCGACATCTTTTTGAGTAATAGTATCTTCTTTTTCTAATTCTAAATACTGGGCTTCAAAGATGTCTTTAGGACACCAAGATACATAACCATCAGGATAATAAATTTTATATCCTTCAT